TATCCAACGCTCTCTTACGGTTATGGTGTATGGTGAAAGTAAGGTAGGTAAATCTACCTTTGCTGTAACTGCTCCATACCCACGACTCATGCTTGACGTTGAGGGTGGGCACCGATTCCTACCTATCGTTGTTAAGTATTGGGATCCTCTTCGCGAGGAACCACCAATCGCTGATGGCACTTGGGACACTGTTGTAGTTACTGTTCGTGACTACGACACTGTTATTAAGGTCTATCAGTGGTTACAACTTGGAAAGCATCACTTCAAGAGTTTGATTATTGACTCAATCTCTGAACTACAAGTGAAGTGTATGGATAGTATCGCTGGCACAGAGCAAATGAAGATGCAACAATGGGGAGAACTACTTCGCCACATGGGCGGTCTTCTTCGTGACCTTCGCGATTTAACTATGCACGCTACAAATCCTCTTGAGGCAGTTGTATTGACTGCTATGTCAAGAACAAGTCAGGATGCAAGACACCGCCCATATCTGCAAGGTCAACTAGCAATTCAAGCACCATATTTTTACGACATTCTTGGTGCGTTGACAGTAGAGCAAATGCCAAACCCAGACCCGCTGCAAGCACCTTACAAAGTAAGGCGTATGTATGTGGAGAGAACAAACGAGTACGAGGCTGGCGAGCGAGTACAAGGTCGTCTAGGTTCTATCGTTGAGCAAGATAAGTTATCAATTGAAGTAATGCTTAATACTATTTTTGGAGTTAAGCAAACTGCTGAAGAAAAAACCACTAAAGAAAAGAAAGAGGTATAACACATGAGTACTCTAAACTGGGGTGACCTCATCAAAGAAGCAGGCGAATCAGGAAACTATGATCCGCTTCCAGATGGCGATTACGATGTTGTAGTTGTAGAAGCCACACACAAAATGACACAGAGTGGCAAAACAATGTTCTCTGTAAAAGCACAGGTTGAGGGTGGCGCTCACAACAAGCGTCTTGTTTGGGATAACTTAGTTGTTTCTCCAGATAGTCCTGCTGCTCTTGGTATCTTTTTCAAGAAGATGCATGCTCTTGGTGTTCCTCGTGATTACTTCCTACAACAACCAGCGCCAACCAATGCTCAAATTGAGCAAGTAATTAATGGTAAGCGTTTTCGTGCTCAAGTTGGAACACGTACTTGGAATGGTTCTAAGAAGAATGAAATTAAGAACTACTACCCAAACACTGCACCTGCTACTGGAGCACCAGTAACTGCTGCCGCACCTGCTCCTGCACCAGCACCTGCTCCTGCACCAGCACCATCTGCAGCACCCGCTGCTCCTTTCTAAACAAAGATAGAGTTTACTAGGTGTTGTTGTTGTTCAGGGGAATGTACAACAACATCTAGTAATCATCTTAGATATAAGAGGTTTCTATGAAGGTATTGATTACAGGGTGCACCGCGTCTCATGCGTCCAAAAATACAAACGAAAAGAACCCTTCATTTGCTGGAATTATTAATATTGCTCTGACTGAATTAGGTTTTGATGTTACTTGGCAAGACCCTTCAGTAACTATGAATAAAGATTATTTGTCTCAGTATGACTCTATTTTGGTGGGCGTCTCTAAGCCAACAGGTATTGCATCCCACAGGGTATATGGGGCTTTGTCTGTAATTAATCACGCTAGTGATTTAGGAACTCTATCTCTGTTTATGGATACTATTGACCCCCACAAACTTTATTTTAGTTTGGGAGATATATACAGAAAACCTGACTCCTTCTTTGGAAGTTTTCACTCTAAAAAAAGAGAGTATAAGTTGGCTCAAGAACCTAAGAACTATGAAAACGTCATAGAAGGTGCTAAAAAACTTTATGGAAACGCTTGGCCTAAAACAATTATCCCCTCCTACCCTTGGTCTAAGGAAGAAATAGTCACTAAGTACATACCTAATGTAGATAGAACAAAATTATTTTTAATCTCACCAGACGCTGCCCTTTTAGAAATTAATAACCCGATTCAAAACTATGCTGATGGAAGTTATTGGTGTATCGACAACCCTAAAACTGATTGGTATCGTAAAGTATCTGTGTCTCTATCTAACCCTCAGGTCAACTACAGAGCAACTAAATGGGAAGGTAACAAAGACATATTAACTAGATTAAATAGTTCTATGGGCGCACTAGTTTCAGTCTATAAATCTGGAAACCCTTGGTGGTTCCCAACCCTGTCACAGGCGCTGTATGTGGGGGTTCCTGCAGTTACTGACTGGAGATTGACTACAAGTATGGGCCCAGAGTGGTCGACACTGCCGCACGCTATAGAGGAGATGAGCCCTATAGAAAGAGTTGAACTGTCTAAAAAGCAAAAGGAATCTTATATTCAAAATATACCCTCGTGGGAGAGTGTAAAAGAAAATATAGGAAACATACTGTTACAAAAGTAGTAAACAAACTAACTAGGAAAGGAATAAAAAATGGCTGATGTAGATATTGCCTGGGTAAAAGAGCAACTGACAAAAAACAAGACCAGAAGAATTGTTGGTGACTCTGTTCTGACCCTTCTGAAGTCTTGGGAGGAAATAAAAGAAAAGAACAAGGAACACAAAGTTGACTACTCTAAAGATATTATTGCTATCTTTGCTAAGTTGTCATTAGGTCACGCCCTTGTAAAGGAAGAAAAGGGAGCCACCTGGGTTCAAGTCACTCCTGGATCTATTGTTTTAGCAGATTATGTGCGAATAAAGTCTGATGCTTTTGATGACAAGAGTGGTAAAGACTTTAATGGAAGAACGGGTCGCGTTGTAGGAATTCGCTATGGAGATATTATTCTCAAAAGCGATGATAATAAAACTCCTCTTCTAGACGGAGTTCATTTGAGACCAGACCAACTAGAAAAGCGCTTGTAACTTGAAAACGGTTACATATAAGTTCTCTGTAGGTGGGGACAATCATCAAGAAATTATTGACAACATCAAAGAAGAAATATCTTCCTACCTTGCCATAAATTCTGATGACCCACTAAAATACGTTAATTACGAAGTAAGTGTTGATAACACTGCTGATAAAAATCTTCCCCAAAAATACAATGCTCTAGTTATAGCGAGGATAAAAGATGACATCAGATAATCAAGAAGAAACAACGACAACTAGTGAAACTTCTACCTTACGTGTTGAAGCACTACGCGAGGCTGCCAGAATTATTTCGGGGGAAAGAGATAAGCAATACGGAAAACCTGAGGATAATTTTGAACGAACAGCAAAAATTTGGTCTGTAACTCTAGGTATTGAAATTACCAACGAAGATGTTGCAATGATGATGGTGGGGCTCAAGGTGGCTAGGTATGCCTCTAAGTCTGGATTCCAACCTGACACTTGGGTTGATATTGCTGGTTATGCTGCATGTGGTTATGAAGTAGGAAGTTTGGAGAGTAAGAAAACTAATTAGTACGTCAATAACCAGATAACCAAACTTTAAAAGGAGAGCCAAGTGTCTCGTAGCCCATGGGAATTTGAAGAACCGTTATGTTCAGAAGTAGGTGTAGAGATGTTCTACACTGATGATAAAGATGATATGAGAGTTGACTCGATGAGTACATACGCTATGGCAGGCTCCATATGTAGAAAATGTATTCACATCGGTGAGTGCGCCGAGTGGGCCATCAAAAACGAATTATTTGGTTTTTGGGGAGGACTAACCCCCAAGGAGAGAACCGATATAAGGAAACGTAAAAGACTTTCTATAAACACAGATTTAAAATAAATCTAGAATGGAAAATACAACTAGAATTGTCCTACTAGATATGCCTAGAGAAAGGCTATATATGGAAGACAGTTCAATGCTTAGCCCTATGGCTCTTTGCGAACTGTGCTGGATGGAAGAGCACTCTAAATGGGAGCCTCAGAGTGTGAACGAGGATGGAAACATCCTTGTAAAACTTGTCGGTGTAGATATGCCAGAGATAGTGAACACTGGCTCTGTAGAGGTCTGCTGTATGTGCGGGTCGGTAACTATTGCTGGAATATACGAGTTAAAAAATCAAGAAGAGGTATATTTTACCGATGACGAGTTTTCAAAAGATTTTGAGTTTAATTTTTACTCTACAGAAGATGAGTAGAGCCTAGAAGGACTAATGAAAAAAGACACAAGACCTGGGGAAGAGCTTTGGTGTGAGTGGGCTGGTTCTGGCTACAGTAAAAACAACTCAGAAGGAATCGTCTACTACACCTTAGGTGAGGTAGATGTGGATAACGAACTTGTTTCTAGAGCACTAGCATCTGCTATTCAAAGGGATGGAGTTGCTGACTCTTTAGGAGATAGTTTTAAGTTAATTGAGAATTGTCAAATAACTAGGGGCTGGTGCGGGATTCTAGAAGAAGAGTCTGAATACAGTGTATGTGACGAAAATTCAGAAACCGAGTACGGTGATATAGTCGAAAATATTGAATTAGTCACTTGGATAGAAATATAGTAAATATAGTGTTTTAGTCAGTAGATTTATAGTACTTTAGTTTAAAATAGAGTATATGTGGAAACCAGCAGATAGTCTTAGATGGCAAAGTGAGGGCTTATGCTCCAAACCCGCAAATAAAAAATACTTAGACTGGTTTTTCTCTAAAGACTTTTCTGAAAAATATGATGCTAAAAATTTATGTTTTTCCTGTCCTGTAAGAAAAGATTGTTTACAGTGGGCTCTAGAACACAGACAAATCTGGGGGATATGGGGAGGCAAAGATGAGATTGAGATTCGCAGAACTCTTTCAGTTTCATATCTTGGAGAAGAGACCCGTCGACGTAGATATCCTAACTGCCCGTTCTGTACTGCTAGACCTGGCAAACTAGAAACATCTGTAGAAAAACTATCAACAACTGGAAGATGGACTACAGCAAAAATTGTTACCTGCACTGAGTGTAGCTTTGCTTGGAGAAGTAGAACTAGCGCCAACGCTGTAGAAGCATACAAGGTTGAGAGAATTGATAAAGCAGCCAAACTAGAGAAGAAAAAAGAAAAACTAAAGAAGAAAAGCAAGCGTAAAAAAGCAGTTTCATAACTTGAAGTCAATACTGCCTGCTTTTCACATATTCCGTGTTAAAATTAAGATATGACCCGCTCAGTGATACTAGTTCCCTCTAGAACTAGACCTAAAAGATTTGTTAGAGCGGTAGATTCTCTAAGACAACACTCTACTGTCTCAGACATAGTTGCTTGTTTAGATGAAGACGACCATGCTCTCTACCCAAGGATGAGCGGTGTTAGGTACGAGATAGGGCCTAAGCCAGAGCAGTTAGGTGTCAACGAAAAACTAAACCGCATGGCAAATAAATATATGGATGAGTATGACTACATTCTTTGGGCAGCAGATGACACGGTTGTAATGACGCCTAAGTGGGATGAAAACCTTATTAATGCAATAAAAGATGTTCCTATGGGTATCTCATACCCAGATGATTTGGCTCAGAGTGCTCGTTTGCCTAGCAACGGAACTTGTTTTGATTCAAATATTGTAAGAACGTTGGGGTACCTAGCACCGCCTGAACTATTACATTTATACATAGATAATTTTTGGAAACTATTAGGTGATTGTATGGGAACACTCAGGTACTGCCCTGAAGTTATCTTAGAGCACCACCACTACGCAGTTCACAAAGCACCTTCTGATGATTTATATGCTGCAATAAACTCTCCTTGGATGTATGAGCGAGAGAGAAATACTTTTGCTAGATATAAAATGACAAATTTGCAAAGTGATATTACCAAACTAAAAGAGGCGATTAATAAATGAAGGTGTTGATAACTGGTGTAGCAGGGTTTATGGGTAGCCATCTAGCAGATGCTTTTCTTGCTAAAGGCTATGATGTTGTAGGAATAGATAACTTATTAGGTGGCTATGAAGAGAACGTGCCTTCAGGTGTTGATTTCCATAATATAGATTTAGATAATTTAGAGTTAATCCAACCCCTTTTTGAAGATGTAGATTTAGTAGTTCATACTGCTTGTACTGCATATGAAGGGCTCTCCGTCTTTTCTCCCTCTCTAGTTGTCAGAAACACGATGCAGATAACTACAAACATAATGAGTGCTTGCGTCAAAGCCAAGGTTAAAAAAATTGTTCATCTATCCTCTATGGCAAGGTATGGAACTCAGGAGGTCGTTCCCTTTGTTGAGTCAATGACCCCTAAACCTCAGGATCCGTATGGAATAGCAAAGTACGGGGCTGAACTTATGATAAAAAATATTGCAGACACTCATGGGCTTGACTACGTAATACTAGTTCCGCACAACATCATTGGGCCTAGACAAAAATTTGACGATCCTTATAGAAATGTAGCCTCAATTATGATAAATAGAATGCTTCAAGGTAAGCAACCTATTATCTATGGAAATGGCGAGCAAAAAAGATGCTTTTCATTTATGCAGGATGTCACTGACCCGTTGATGATTGCATGCGAGACTGACGTTGCTCATGGTCGAATTGTTAATATCGGGCCAGATGAGGAGTTTGTTACCATAAATGAGTTGGCTTACAAACTATCAATAATTCTTGATTTTAAGTTAGAGCCAATTTATATGCCAGGAAGACCTCAGGAAGTCTTTCATGCTAACTGCTCAGCCAATCTGTCAAGAGAACTTCTAAACTACAAAACTACTACCTCACTAGAGGCTGGGTTAGTAGAGTTAGTAAACTGGATTAAGTCTAAAGGCGCTAGAGAGTTTAACTACCACCTGCCGCTAGAGTTTGTTACAGATAAAACTCCAAAAACTTGGACAGATAGGCTTATGTAAAGTTAATAATAGATTTATATTTTTCTGTTCTATTTGGTTCATTTTTTAGATAATCAAACCACCATCTAGAGGCCCCAAGATTCTCACTTAAGGTAAGTACGCCGTATATAGTTCTACTATCTAGGTACTGAGGAATTTGCTTATCTCTAGCAGAGTTAGAGAAAACCATATACTCCCAGCGATCTGAATCTTCTAAGTAGGTAAGTTCAGTCAGATGCTCTCTTTTAATCAGGTAAGTGCAGTGAACACACATGCAATCAATTATCCCTTTTATTTCTTGGTTTAAGATTTTGTAGTAAGTCTCTTCTGCAATAATTGACCCGAAGTCATCTACTTGGTAGTGATAGTTTGAGTAATAGATACTCATGTGACCTTCTCGCTTAGCAGCCTCTTCAGGGGTATCAGCGTTTTCTCCAAAGGCAACGGCATATCTTAAAAATGGTGCAACTATAGGTAAGTCTAGTTTCACTAACTCTTTAAGGGTCTCTGGGAACAAGAAGTTGTCCGTGTCGACTACAAAGTAGTAGTCACAGTCTGTGAGCAAGGCTTGATTCATACTTTCTTGGCGAATCTTTCCTAAGACTCTAAATCTTTCTCCGTTCCAGTGATGAACATCGTACTGCTCTACCTTCTCTGGAACATCTTCGCTGCTATATATTAACCCTCGATACTCGTTGGCGTGCTCTTCTATCCACTCTTCTAAAAGCCCTTTTGTATTATCTGTATTGTTATTAGTTCTAATGTATACAAATATGTTCTCTTTAGGGTAGTCCCAGTTATTTAAACTATCTAAAAATAATGGAAGAACGGCTTCTTTTTGTTTTACAAGAAGGGCTAGAAATACATTTGGCTGAGTCATTAGATACCCTGCTTATAAAAAACCATATTATTTGTTAATCTGGGATCTGTTGGGTTGCCTAGCATTGCTTTCTCCCCATACTCTATTGCTTTTTCTTTATCTCCTAAATTATGAGCAGATAGCGCCCTCATATCATCTAGCATCCAATTCCAGAGCGCTTCAGATGAAAGATAGTGATTAGTAGGTGAGCATGTAGCAACTAACTTACAAGTCTCCCAGACTCCGCCCCAGTCGCTTTGTTCATAGTAGCAACGTACTTTTTCGTAGTATGCCTCACCGCATGGGTCAATTGATATTGCTTTATCTGCCCACATATGTGCTTCTTCAAGTCTTCCTAAATTTCTACATGCTTCGGAGGCAAATCTGCACACTGCTGCACGCTCTATGAACCAGTCTTTACTAAAATCACTCACCTTTTGAGCACTACTAATTACTAAATCCCACATCTTGTAAAAAAAATATTCACGACATAGATAAACCCAAATTCTGTGGTCTTCTCCGAACTCTTTACTTGCAGCAATTAACATTGACATATATTGCCCGCGAGATTTTGTATTATCTGGTTTGTGATACATTTTAGTTGGAATAGTACAACTCATTAAAGGTGTATCAAGTGACGGGACAAATACTTCATGAATAGGGTATTTCCAATAAATACCATCTCTAGCGTGCAGACGAGCACCTAACCAAGTGTGGCCAGTATCGAAATCACACCAACCTTTGTTAGCCCCTGGTGCCCAGTGCTCTTTTACTTTTTCAAAAAAGTCTTCATTTACTGTCTCATCTAAATCTAAACTTAAGCACACATCTATATCTGCTGGTAGTAAACTCTGAGCAGTGTTTCTTGCAACATCAAATCTCCAAGGTTTTACACTTATCTCATAGACAATAACGCCATTGCTTCTCAATATCTCTACTGTTTTATCTGTAGAGCCTGTGTCACAGACTAATCTAAAATCTGCATCTTTGGTGGTATCTGCCCACCTTTGAGCGTGCTTTTCCTCGTTCAGGGCGATGGCGTATGCGGCAACTTTCATGCCCATATCTTATCAAAGATATTGACAGAAAGTTTGCCTACACACAATTAAATTACGAGCGTTGCGGCCTCTGCCTCTGTCAAAGGTATACCTGCCACGAGTTTGGCTCGGGCAGATGCCTTTAGCGTTGCTAGCGCATCCGCTACTGCAACTCGCTCAGCCTCAGCTGTAGCAAATGCTGCAACATCTGCTTCACGCCGAGTAATTTCTCCTGCCGTCAAAGGACGTTCAATTACCTTACCTGTTGCACAATTTACTTCTACTGCCATTGGTGTATCAGTTATTTGTTATCCCCTATGCTTGTGCTTTAAGCACATCAAGGATTGCTTCTGCCTTAGCGCGTTCAACCATTTCAGAGCGAATAGCAGCTTTACAGTCATCTGCAGCCCATAATTTAGATAATAAAGCAACATCATCTAAATCTTCAACAGTTGCAATTGCATTGTGCTTATCTTTTGAACCCTTAAATTGTGCTAAATGGGCAGGGTATTCTGTTGGAAGTGAAGTAAGGATAGTCTGATACATAGCGATATTAGCCGTGTATTGATCTACCTCTGCTTGACGGGTTTCCAACGCAGTTGGAGTTGGTGTTGTTTCTGTCATGTTTTTCCTTTGTTAGTAGTTATCTGACATCTAAGCCATAGGCTATGGCAGTTGATAGGCTTGGTGGATTAGAATACTTCGAACCAAAACCGCTTCCATTTGTCCAAGCCCAAGCCAATAGATTTGATTCAGTTCCATTAGACTGACCTGACCATATTACTGCACCATCATTAGGAGTAAAATAAGCATTTTCTCCACGGGAAGATGGTAGTCCTGCGGGTGCGGAGTATTTTGTTCCAAAACCACTTGACCAAGCATAAGCATTTATTATGTCTTCACTATTGCCGCTACCGACCCAAGCGTTTGTAGCATAATTAAAATTAGATACACGACCTGGCAATCCTGACATCGCACTAGCAGGGTTACTATACTTTGTTCCAAAACCAGCAGACCAAGGATAGGCGGTTACAAATGGAGATGAACCCGTGTTGAAAAGAATAGCATTATCACTTTGTGTCCATGCTGTTCCGTAGGTTGCACCTGGAGGAAGCGTAGCAGGGTTGCCATATTTAGAACCAAAACCGCTACTAAAAGTATATACTGCTTGATATGGAGAAGCGCTATTGTTGTTCACTGCTATTGCAGTTCCAGCATTACTAAAGCGAACTGAAAATCCCCCAGTTGGCAAAGAAGCAGGGTTAGCATACTTAGAGCCAAATCCACTTGACCATGCGTAACCGTTTAGATGAGAACCATCGCCACCTGTTACTGCTGAAGCAGTTTGTGGGAAGAAGGTTGCACCTAATTGACGACCAGTTGGCATAGATGCAGGATTGCTATATTTTGCTCCCCACCCGCTAGACCAAGCATAAGCACCTATTGAATTCGGAGTGGTGTCTACACCAGCGAGAACTGCTGATTTGTTTCCTGAAAATGATATTCCAGCAGCCGTTGAAGATAATAAAGTAGCAGGATTAGTATATTTTGTTCCAAAGCCATTGCTAAATGTCCAAGCGGCAACATACGGACTACTGCTTATTCCAATAATTACATCATAAGTTGGCGAGACACTAGCAACAACAACAGAGTTACTTGCCGCACTTGAAGGACCAGTTCCGTTTGCGTTAGTTCCACTTACACTATATGTATACGTGCCTGTTGCAGCCTCCTGAAGTGTCAAAGGAGATGAAGCACCGCTACCTGTAACACCACTTGAACTTGTTAAACTAAATGAGGAAGCCGTTGGCCCTAACGTACTTGCGGTGAAGGTAACGGACATATTGCCGCTTCCGCCGTCAGTTGCAGTTCCTATCGTCGGTGCAGAGGGACGCGCAACGGAGGCGACTCCTCGACTTAACTTATACGAGTTCGCAAGACTCGTATCGGTCGATAGTTTTTTTGATGCCATTAAGCAATTTCACTTCCGTACGCGTTAAAGGCAACGGTAGCAGTTGATGCATAGACGGTAATAACATCCGTTGCCGCAAGGGTGATTCCAAGCGTTAATGTTGTTGTATCGTTTGCGCCCACTGTGACATCGTAGGCGATATACATCGCATTTGTTTGCGCAGCGGCCGCAGGGCGCACTGAAATTCTATATGTTGCAGATGAGCCACCGAGGTTTGCTACGGTGATGGTAGAGATAACGGCAGCGGTTAGTGAGGGAACGGGGTAGAGCGTCGTTGCAGTTGTTGCGCTCGGGCACACCTGTCCAAGTACCTTATATGTATTAGTTGGCATTGCCTATGCTCCCATCAGTAAGAATGAATCAAACGCATCTGTCCCAGTTGGACCAGTTGCTCCTGTAACACCTGTTAAGCCAGTCGGGCCTGTTACACCAGTTAAACCAGTAGCACCCGTATTTCCATTAGCGCCAGTAACACCTGTTAATCCAGTTGCTCCTGTATTTCCAACTGCGCCAGTATCCCCAGTTGCACCTGTATTTCCATTAGCGCCAGTTACACCCGTGTTACCTGTAGCACCCGTTGCACCCGTTGAGAAAGAGACACTAGAGCGTAGAACATCCCAGGTAGCACCGTTCCATTTCCAGATGCGGTTGCCGACCGTATGCGTGTCATTGACAGACGGTGAGTTTGGAAAATCAATTGCTGGCATTGTCACTCCTTAGGGTGTCATTATAGCAAGTTTTGCTTGCGGTGAATGAAATAGGGTGTTTCCTACTCAGGCAGACTTGGTGTGAAGTGTTCCGCCTCGGGATTGAGGTATGCCTGATAGTGCGGATTGTTCTCATCTTTTTGAATCCAAGTAGATGAACCATCTTCTTTTGTAATAACAATAAATACCGCACCAAATAAACCTTCTACTTCACTTATCATAGTTCTGCACTCGCTTCTATTTTTGCACTAGTCGTATTGTTGCCAATAAGCAATAAAGCATTGCCAGCCGTCAAACCTGATGCGACTGTTAAACTGCACCAAATTGTGTTTGGAGAACTTCTATC